GTCGCCTTTGTAGTGACCAAAGAAGTCGCTGACAATGGACTTGGCTTCATCAGCCCTGGTCTCATCTTTAAGAAAGATGGACACAGAGATGCTGGAGTCAACCATTGTCTGGACTTCGTCAGCAGAGTACTCGGCAAGAGGAGCGTCGTTAAGCAAACTACGTTTGCCACGACTATCCTCGCCAGAGATTCTGACGGTCATAGACATCGGTCACAGCAAGGGAACCCTTGAGGGTCAGAGATGGGGACACTTGTGAGCAACTGCACCGAGGGGAAACATGAGGAACGAAATGTTTCAACGAGAAAGTGACCCCCCATGACCCGAACAGGGTGGGGGTGGTTACACTATATATCACTCACACGCACTCTAAATATAATTTTGAAGATTTTCCCCACTTGAGACACCCCCCTACAAGAGTGTTAGTATTACCCCATGAAAGTTGAACGATGGAACAAAGAGACGCAAAAGTTTGAGATAGTAGACTTGAGTGATGACGAGTTTGAGAAGATGTTTATTATATTAAAGATTGCCGAATCTGAAGCGATGATTTATGAACGCATGGATATTATCCGTGAAGAAGATTATACAAATATTTGTCAATATGACTAAAAAAAGACTTGACAACATGGGTACAACGGATGCTTTTTAACAGTAATGTATACACTGTAGTGTTTACATACAGTAATGTTAAACAGTATTTTAGTATACATTACAGTAGTAGTACTAAGGGCCCGAATTGATTTTTAAAGGGACACAACAATACCCAGCAATACTGGAACGTGTTGCAAGTGAGATGGCTCAACTCAGAACGAAGTTATCAGCCGATGTATATTCCGTAGGAAGTGAGGGGTACAGGGGGAAACAGGAGAACACTATAAGTTATCTTGGTATCCTTGGGGAACTCGTAGCACAAAATTTTTTAATTGAAAATAACATACCCTTTGAGTCTGCATTAATTGTAGATACTCAACCATTACCAGAACCAGATATTACCATTGATGGCATTAAGATGGATGTGAAGGCAGTAAAGCCTAATACATACGACTTATATGTGAATTATAAAGCCCACTTGAATGAAAAAAAGAAGTGTGAGTTCTATTGGTTTGTGAAACTAGAAGATAATCATAAGGCTAGTCATTATTTAGCGAGTTACTCCGAAGTTAACAATTGGACAGTGAAGGAATTGAGGTATACAAAAGCATTTGTTAACAAAATAAAAAGGAATCACACGCAACATGAAAATAATGGGGTTTTTACTTCTTAGTCTTACGCTAATGAAGGATTGTACTGGCTGGACAGTCTTAGGATATGAAGTAAATAAAGATACACAAGGAATTAAAGAGATATGGTTGCTAGACCAAGACAGTACAAAGCATACCTATAAGAATTTTATATTAAATGAGGATAATTGGTGTTACGAACACTCTCGATATGAGTACGTAGAGCCAAAACCATGGATTTCATCACAAGAAAATTAAAAATAAACGATTTTAAAGACGTTACGTACCCTGTTTTCTCACAGGAAGAGGCAAATGAGCGTGATTTAGAGTTTGTAGGCTGGAAAGAGGCTGAAAAAGGAGACTATGGTCTTTCAGATGATGGATTTGTAGCAGAATGCCTCGATGTAAAACAATATAAGGACGCATTTCAAAAGGTATTTCCCTTTGCACGTGTTTGGGTGAGTAAACGAGCCAAACTAGAGTACGTCCCACATCGTGATTCTGGCGAGTATTCTCAAATGGGTATACGAACCTGGGATGAGAGAGAAAGTGGCACCACTAGGGCAAAAAACGCTGTAAACCTATACGTTCAGCAGATGATGCAGACTGGTAAAATAGATTGGAATAGTTTGGGTGAAGTATATCGCCCTGGACAACAGATTCCTGGTGCAACAGTAAAAAGATTATTTAAGTCGGAGAAGATTATGTCAATGATAGACAAGAAAATCCAAGACTACCTTGATGATAGAGATTTAAATCAAGGAGATGTACTGGATATTATCGCAAGTGCAATTGATATTGCAAAGAATAATGGTGACCCTAGCAATATGCTACGTGGTGCTGAACAATATATACGGATAATGGATATGTTACCTGGGAAACAGCAGATAACAGATTCAGTTCAAATAGATGTGACAAAAAAGATACTGGATGAAATAGAAACAGAAGAATCACGCAAACTCAAACTAGAGAGGAAACAGGAAGTATGATAGAAATTACATTATTACTCGTCGTAGGGCTCGTTATTGTAAATAGCAAGATGTGGTCTAAGGGCGAATGGGAAAAGAAAAGTTATTTATGGTTTAAACAAGATGGAAATGGAGATGCCTAATGAAAGACGAAGAAAAAAGAAATCGGTCTCTGGAAAGCGTAGTGTCAAAAAAACACGTAATCGTAGAAGCAAAAGGAAAGAATATCGCAAAACTTGAATCCTTCTGTAAGGTCATGCAAGAAGTAGCAGAAGATATGGAATTAAGAGCGTATGTAGATGATTCGCACTATGTGATAGGTAGTGATTATTGAAGTTGGAAGAGAAAATAGAATACATTGTTGTGGGAGTGGGGATAGGGCTTATGCTAGGATATTATTTAGGGATTGTCAGTGAAAGCGTACTTGCAAAGGTAATCTTACATGGATAAACGAGAACAGAAAGAAGTCTTACAGAAGTTAAAAGGAGACATGATGTTGTTTGGGAAAGTTTGTATTCCCAATATGTTTTCTGCAAAATCGCCAGACTTTCATTACGATTTATCTAAGCACGTATCCAATTTAGGGAACAAACAGATAAACATTATTGCTCCACGTGGTCATGCCAAGTCTTCTATTGTGGGAGGCATTCTTCCTATGCACCATTTGATGTTTGGAGAAGGAAAGAAACTTATTGTGTTGTCGTCCAGAACACAAGACCATGCTGTGAAACTGCTAGGTCTAATCAAAGATACACTGGACTTTAGCGAATCGTTTAGACAGCTGTTTGGATACTGGGGAAGCCACTCTGCTAAAAGTTGGGCGAAAGCAGAAATAGAATTAAAAGATGGGTCAATGATAATTTGCAAGGGAACTGGCCAACAGTTACGAGGAATAAAGATAGGGAACCAAAGACCCACGCTTATTATCATTGACGACCCAGAAGATGAAAACAATACAAAGACATCAGAGGCTATGGAGTCGAATCTTCGCTGGTTACTTCAATCAGCAGTGCCTTCTGTAGACCCGAGAAAAGGAAGAGTTATTGTTATTGGAACACCCCAGCATGAACGTTGCATGGTAGAAACGTTAAAAGAAATGCATGGGTGGGTTAATTTAGAATATAAACCAGACATAGATAACGGAAAGGCATTATGGGAAGATTGGTGGTCGATTGAAAAACTACTGGAAAAGAAAAAAGAATTAGAATCCATTAATAGGCTCTCCGTATTCTACAGAGAGTATATGTGTGAAATAGTAGGAGACGAAGACCAACTCTTTCGGGCTGATGATTTTCGGTTTTACAAAGGTACTGTCTGGTTAAATGATGCAAAAGAAGCCTTTTTAGAGATGACCTTTCCAGAAAAGAAACAAATCCCTATTAATATATTTACTGGGGTTGACCCAGCATCCAGTACAAAGCAGACTGCTGACTTTAGTGTTATCTTCAATATTGGAGTAGATGAAGAAGGCAATCGCTATGTATTGCCATACTACAGAAAAAGAGCAACGCCTCTTAATCTAGCCGAAGCCATTGTAGATAATTTCCGTAAGTATCGTTCTACCAAGACACGGATAGAAAGTGTTGGGTATCAAGAAATGTTACGTGAATATGTTATTAAACGCTGTGAGCAAGAAAACTTATTCATTCCTGGATTGCAGATTAAAGAAAATCCCAGAACAAGTAAGTCACGAAGACTAGAATCATTACAACCTCTATTTGCTAGAGGCAATGTGCATATGGTAAAAAAGGAAATGGAAGACTTTATAAATGAATTATTGCTGTTTCCAAGAGGAAAGCATGATGATTTATTGGATGGATTCTTTTATGCAAACAAAGGATGCTATGGTGCAATGCATGATACAATGGAAAATCAGACTCAATCACATAAATCTGGTGGGTTTAAACGAATGGTGGACTGGATGACTGTTTAGTCGTTGCGACACCCCCTCCCATAAGGGATAGTTTTTACGCAATTTTATGCCTATAACACATCCCGAAGTTCAAAAAAGCGAAGACCTTCTAGAAGATTACCACGCTCAGAGAGTTGAGTGGGCTACTCAAGCAATGGAGGACGACGAGTTCAGAAATAACAGTCAATGGACTGCTGAACAAACTAAAACATTAAAAGATAGGGCTCAGTCTCCTATTATTGACAATGTCATTCATCCAGCAGTAGAACAAGCAAAAGCATTACTTACTGCAAATAAACCAAAGTTCCAGTCTACTGGAAGAGATGATAGTGACACAAAAGTAGGAAGAGTCTTTTCAGATATTATGTCCTACATCTGGGATATATCAACAGGCACATCAGAATTAAAACAAGTTATAGATGATTACTACGTAAAAGGGATGGGGGCTATGGTTGCTTATGTAGACCCTATGATGGATTTCGGAAGAGGCGAAGTCTGTTTTAAAGCAGTAGACCCATTTGATTTGTTTATTGACCCAGCATCTAGGGACACTTTTTGCAGAGATGCAAGTAACATAATGATTTCCAAAACGCTAACGGAGGAGCAAGTACAGAATGCCTATCCACAAGTAATGCAACCAGATGAAGAAGGGAACACTCTCTTTTCTTCTATGACTCAATCATCCAATGATAGATACCCACACGAATCACGTACAAGTGAAACAGATACAATTGTGGGCCCAGTGGATGGAGATACAACAGACAATAGGAACTATCAAGTAATCGACAGATATGAAAAAATTCAATTACCATTCTGGCATTGTGTAGACACAACGAATGGAAACGAATACATTCATGCTGACGATAAATATGAAGAGTTCTTACAGAAACCAGCAATGATGGTAGAAACACAGGCTGGTGTTGCTTTTGTTACGGATATAGAAAAAGTTCAAGAACTAATGGGCATGATGCAACAGTTCGGTGATACCTTCCATATGATGCAAGACCCTCAGACAGGGCAACCATATCCACAGCCAGGTGAAGAAACGCCAGAGGCTGTTGAAGGAAGTACCACGAAACTTACTCAAATGAATTTTGAACAATTAGTGGCAGAGGAAATTGTTGTTTGCAACAAGGTACTAGTAGATAGAATAAAACGTGTGCTTTCTGTTGGAAGGGCTTTATTAGCACAACAGATTATGGATATTGATGAATATCCCATAGTCACGCTAATGAATAGGCATAATAGGAATCCATATCCAATGAGTGATGTGCGATTCATTAAGCCCATCCAAGAATATATAAATAAGATAACCTCTCTTATCATTGCTCACGCCAGTTCTTCGACTAATACAAAACTACTAATACCTCGTGGCTCTATGAATAGACAACAACTCGAACAAGAGTGGTCACGTGCTGGTACTGGTGTTATTGAATATGACCCCGAACTAGGACAACCTATCGTTGCTGGGCCAGTTCCTCTGCCAAATGAATTATATAAAAATAGAGAAGATGCTAAAAGCAGTATCTATCACATACTAGGCATTCATCCGTTGTCTCAAGGAGACCCAGGTTCTGCTCCTCAAACATACAAAGGAACAGTAGCCATTGATGAATATGCCCAAAGAAGAATTAAATCAAAGTTAGATGACATTGATGCTATGTTAAACCAAATGGGAAAAGTAGTTGTCAAGTTAATCCAACAAACCTACACAGACGAAAAAGTAATAAGACTTATGAAGCCAGATGGTACAACATCTGAAACCACAATGAATGAACCCATGTACGATGATTTTACTGGAGAAGTACTGGGCAGAATAAACGATGTAACTATAGGTCAATACGACCTTATCGTTGTTAGTGGCTCCACATTGCCATCCAATAGATGGGCACGATTTGATTATTACATGAACCTATATGAAAAGGGAATCATTGACCAACAAGAAGTACTTGAACAGACCGAAGTGGCAGATACAGAAGGTGTTCTTAAACGGACGAGTATTATTGCACAATTACAATCTCAAGTCCAGCAACAAGAAGAGCAAATTAAGAACCTTGAGGGTGACTTACAAACTGCTCAAAGAGAATCGGTATCAGATAGGAAACGTGTGGAAATAGAAAAATTCAAGACCAAGTTAACGGATTCAGCCAATAAAACGCAGAAGGCAAGTCAATTGTACGAAGCGAGATTGAATGATGAACTAGGCAAGGTCAAAGAAGAAAACAGGGAAATCAACAGTCAACAAATAAACCCAGTTGCTGTCAATTAGACAAATTGGGAAAGGAATACAAATGACAGAAGAAACTACCCAAGACATTGCTGAAGAAACTCCTTATTGGGGAGAAGAAACAAATGTTGAGGATACACCCAAAGTTGAGTTAGAACCTTTCGGAGACGAAGAGGAAACTCAAGTTGCAGAAGCAACAACAACAGACAATGCACAAGGCGATGAGCAATCACGTTTTGAGTATTGGCAATCTCGTTACGACAAAAAGGCGAGTGAACATGATGCGTTATCAAAACAATTAGAGGAATATAATAATATTGCTCCTATTGCTGAGTACATACAAAGCAATCCAGAAGTTTTGAAATCAGTAGCAAGGTCACTCTCTGGTGATAATCCTTCGGTTCCCTCACAAGAGAAATCGAATGAAGCACCACAGCGTCCCCAACGTCCAACGAAACCTAACAGTTATGATGCAAACGAAGCAGTGATGGATAGTGATTCAGAGTCATACAAATATCGTATGGCTATGGATGATTATCGTGAAGGCATTGTTGACTACCAAGAAGCAATGGAAGTCTCAAGATACAACGCAATAAAGGCTCAAGAGCAACAACAGGCTCAGCAAAGAATGGCGTATGAGAGACAACAGGCAGAAGTTGGTATGGCTGAACAGTTACAAAATCAATATGGATATTCGCCCGAAAAGGCATCTGAATTTATGAAGTACTATTCTACCCCAGAGTCAATAACGCTAGAGAACCTAGTTAGTCTTGATAGACTAAGACAGGCTCCATCTCAGCAAGAGGTTGCAACAAAACAAAAAGTTCAAGCGATGCAGAACTCTCAGAAAAGAATGCAAGTGCCTACACCAACTGCTGTGCAGACTGGTCAAGCACAACCAAACTATTCTGATGAGGATTTGTTCAACTTGGGCTTAATGGCAAATAACAGAAAATAACCTTATTAGGAGAAAATAATAATGGCTGACGGAGATACAAGAGCAATAGGCTCTAAAAATCTAGGCTCAAGTGGTGTTCTCTATACTGATAGAAGGGATTTCTACATTCGCCCAAACGTTGTTAAAGAACTTTGGACTGATGTAACTCCTTTCACTACAGTTATTGCGAACCAAAGCACAATGTCTGGACTAAGTGACCCTACTTTCAAAATGTTTGAACATAGAAACCCTTGGGTAAAACAGAAGTTTAATCTTAAAACTGTAATCGCTACTGGTGATATGCCAGGTAAAGACGCTAAGTCTAATGACGTAGCAGTTGACGGAGCAGAAGGCATTGGAATTGGTGCAAACTTAATAGGACTTGAAATAGAAGTTTACTCTTCTGCTCATGCTCCTAAGTTTAGAGCATTAATAACTAACTACAATGCAACTGGTGATAAAATTAACTTTAAGTTATTAGCACCTAAAGCAACTGGAATAGATGTTAAAGTCACTGACTATGCAATGGTAATTGGTTCAGCACATGGTGAAGGTACAAACTCACCACAGTCTTGGAGTGATGACTTAGGCGTTGTCTTCAACCAATGTCAGATTTTCAAAACACCAGTAGAAGTAACTGGAACTTTGTTACAGGCTTCTTTACGTGGAGAATCTAAGGAATTGGCTAGACTACGTGACATGAAATCACAAGAGCATAAAATTCAGAAAGAAAGAGCATTCTTGTTTGGCGAGAACTGGTCTGGACTTGCTGGATTTGCTGATGCTGAAGCAATTCACGATGAAACTGCTAGTGCTAACACAGTTCGTACTACCATGGGAATTATTCCAGCAATTAAAAGGTCTGGTTTAGTTGGTGATTATAAAAATCACTATGCTTCAGCAGACGTTTCCACATATTCCAAATTCGTAGACGTAATGGAAAGAGTATTCCAGTATGTTCCAGAGGCTGGTATGAAACGTGCTTTTGTAGGTGCTGGTGCACTTGGACATTGGTCTAAGTTATCTGGCTCTGCTGGATTTGCTGGTGATTCTGGTTGGACAGTAAACATAGGTGATATGAAGAGAGACGCTCTTGGTTTTAACTACAGAGTTCTTGAAACACCTCATGGTGCTATCCAGATGATTCCAACTCCAGCGTTAAGAGGCCCTTACAACAACACAATGTTGATTGTTAGTGACGAAAACCTCTTCCACGCTCAGTATAGAAAGCCTCAGTTCCAGGCTTCTATCCAGGCTCCAGACTATGATGGTGTTAAAGACCAATATATGTCTGATGAAGGCGTAGGAATCTCTTTAGTTGAATCTCACTTCTTAATTGATGTGGCTTAATTAAATAGAACAGGAATAAATGAGGGGGTGGAGTTTTCTGCCCCCTCACCTTAGAATAAAATATGACATTTCAATTACAAATAGAAAACATAGTAGGAAGACCAGCATTGGATGGTACTTCTGAGATAAGTGCTTATAAACTACAATTAAACACGTATCTCAAGCAGTCAGCAAGAACAATTGTTGATATTTTACCAGATGACGTCTTAATAAAAGATTGTATAGTAACTAACATTACTGGTAGTGCTGGAGTAGATGTAACAGATAAGAAGATTGTTAAAGTTTTACGCAATGATTTTGGTTGTGTTGAAATGCCATTAGAGTTTAAAAGTTATGCACAGGCTAATTCTAGTAGTATTTACGAACCTACAAAAAGAGCACCAGTGTATTATATTGAAGGACAGACAACAGTAGGTGGAGCATTATTTATTAAACCAGACCCAGATAGTAGCGAAAAAGGTCAATTATACGCAACTACTTACCCAGAACCTAAATTTAGCGATATTGCTATTGGTAATTTTCCAGACACAGCAGAATATGCAGTTATCTTGGGTGCTTCTGTCAAACTTTTACAATATAGAGTTAATAAGTATTTACATGAAGATGAAGATATTGAATTGGCTCAGAGTGGAACACAAGAATTAAACACCATTTTAGGGATGTATAATCAAGAATTACAACGTCTAGGTGTTCAAGTAGCAACAGGGGAAGATAATGGCTCAAACTAATGCAACAACTCCCAATTCACCACAACATGGTTATGGACTTACGCAACAACATTTAATAGAACTAGTACGTACTCATCATCCAGAGATGTTAGAGAACGAGGCTCGTATATATTTAAATCAAGCCATGAGAGAGTTTACAAAAAAGACAAAAATTTTAAGAGGCGTATTTGATGTAACAATAGCAGATGGGGTAAGGTGGTATCAAATAGAAGATGAAATCGTTTCAATTAATCTGGTGTACTTTGATGGAAAGATGATACAACGTCTTTTATCTGCTCCAGAAGAACAGGACTTGGATTTATAATGGCTAAAGTATACTGGATAGACAAAGATGCAATAGCAATAGGTGATATAGCCAATAGTGGCAAAGTGTCTGGGCCAACTGCTGGGACTTTAACCTTACACGCTTCAAGACATGATTTTCCTTTTGTAAAAGTAGATAATGGTGGTACTGTTTCTGATGGTGCTGGTGGAACAATACGAGTAGAAACTGGCATGGATGAATCTCCTACTATCCCTGTTGAATACCACGAAGCATTGACTTATAAAGCAATTGCTCATGGGTATGAGAAAAAAGGTGAAATCAAGATGGCTCAATACTTTCATAACAAATTTGATATGGCGTGTGCCCAAGGGAAACAAGAATCAAATTCTCATAAAAGTGAAGAACTAGGCATTTCTATTCAAGGGACTGAATTTTGAAAGGTATTGCCAATAATGAAAGTGGTACTAAGTGGAATGAAGAAACTCGAAAATATGTCCATGTTACATATATGTGGAAGTTACTGACAGAAACTATAGGCAGAGGAATATCTCAAGCAAGTGCTACTATAAAAGGTGTATCTAATGCTATAACAACAATTAGAGGGATAAGAGGCTAATGGCTGGTTTAGGTGACAATACTATACAATCAACGTATGGCGACATACTAAATATTTTAAAAGATGGTGACCCAAATTCTGGAATACTCGGTTCTTTAAAATACGTAAGAGATGGCAAGGGGAATGCTACTCCTTTATCAATGAGTACTTCATCCGTTGTAGTAAAAGGTACATTGGCTGTAACAGACCAGATTAATGCTGATTCAGAAATAACAGGAACAAGAATTTATAGTACCAATGGAATTATTGGGAAAGAAAGCAATTTAACCTCTGCAAGTGTGTTTTTAGGTACAAACCACGTGGATTTAAAAACAGGCAATGATTCAATACTCTCAGCGAGGAGTACAGGGGAAGTAAGATTAAAGGCTCTATCTAGTGCTCCATCGAGTGGGAGTTCCTTGGGAGATTTAATAAACCAAAGTGGAACACTGATGGTTTGCGTTAGTGTCTAAAAATAAACATAGGAGTGAAATAATATGAGTGTAACCTACGCAAAAGTCGTAGTTGAAGATTCGTCTGGACACGTTGCTCAAACAAGTGCTAAAGCCGATATTCTAAAAACTGCGAGAACTATAGGTGGCGTATCATTTAATGGTAGTGCCAACATTAATTTACCAGGAGTTAATTCCGTTGGTAATCAACATACAACAGGGAATGCTGGTACAGCATCTGCGTTAGCGACTTCTGGTGCTATAAGTATAACAGGAGACATTGGTGCAACTGGTGTAACATACACAGGAGGTTCTAACGTTGTTTTAACCACTGGTATTCAAGATAATAAAGTTCATGCATCTAATCTTCAAGGCCCTTCAAGTGGTGCTTTGGCTAATGGGACAAACAACCAAGTATTAACATCTGCTGGTAATGGAACTTTTAAATGGGCTACTCAGTCATCTGCTAACAATTCTACAATGACATTGAGTGCTGGTACTGGAATATCTGGTGGAGGTTCTTTTACTGGAAACCAATCAAGTGCTTCTTCTGTTTCTTTTGCTTTTGATGGTTCTGAATTAGCAGATGGTACTGCTGATGTAGTTGGTAGTGCTGATGAATTAATCTACTTAGATGCTGGTGTATCTAAAAGAAAGATGATTAACGAAATAAAACTAGGTCAATTTAGCAATGACTCTGGTTGGACATCTAATGCTGGTACTGTAACATCTGTAGGGACTGGTAAAGGTCTTACTGGAACAGTTACTGGTTCTGGAACTCTAAACTTAGACTTAGGCAATTTAGATACATTGTCTACTTTTAATTCTGGTAATGCCATGATGGGCGATGTCGATATGCTAATTGGGTATGATGATTCTGCTAGTAAAGCAGTTCAAATTAGTTATGGCAAAATCGACCTTGGATTCTTTAGTAATAGCATTGGTTATACACTAAATGCGATTGAAAGTGTAAATGTTGGTGCTGGTAATGGTTTAACTGGTGGTGGCTCTGCTTCATCTGGTGCTTATAATAAAACACTAGCAGTTGGTGCTGGAACTGGTGTAACAGTTGCGTCAGACACTGTAAGTATTGGACAATCTGTTGCAACAAGTGCAAGTCCGACTTTTGCTAACATGACCTTAAGTGGTGACTTAACAGTACAAGGAACAACAATTACTACCAATACTGAAACACTTGAGATTGGTGATAATAAGATGGTACTTAATGCTGGACATACTGGCACTGCTGTTGACACTGGATTGTGTGTAGAAAGAGGAAGTTCTGGAAACAATCAGTTCTTATTCTGGGATGAATCAGCATCTGGTTGGGCAGTTGGAAATGGCTCAAGTACTGCTTTTCCATCAGCATCTGCAAGAGTACAGACACAGAAAGTTAATTCTTCATTAGACTCATCTGATACTTCAGTTCCTGTGGGTGGAACTCAAGTTGTTGGTGGTGCTCTTTATTTAAGAACTAATTAGTGTCCAACGTTGTTAAAACAAAATCACGTCCAAAGCCCCCAGTTCGTCTGGGGGTTAAGGATAGTGATTTCTTATTAAAACTTATAGCACGTTCACAGTTTGAAGGCTCAGAGGTAGAACAAGCGTATGCTACTATTCAAAAACTTGGAAACATACATAGAGGAAACCTTGAAGACTGAACTTAATGCAACAGAATTAACTATAATAATACAGGCCATGGAAGCAGTAAATATTAAAGGCAGTGATGCTATTGTCTTTGGTAAACTCCTTGAAAGGCTAAATAAAACCTTTGAAAAGACCCAGAAAAAGGAAACAGTAACGGATGCCATCGTATAAAAAATTTGTCCTTAATGGGGATAATGTATCAGACTTAACTAATGACAGCAATTTTCTTACATCTGTTCCGAATCATTCTGCTAGTTTAGTTACAAGTGGCACGTTTACGACTGCCAGGATACCGAATTTAAGTGCCTCTAAAATAACGAGTGGTACTTTTGCTACAGCACGAATTGCTGATGATGCAATCACTGGAGCAAAAATTGCTGATGACTCTATTGATTCAAATCATTATGTAGAAAGGTCAATAGATACTCAGTATCTACAACACGATTCAGTTAATGCTACTAAATTGATGGTTAGTGGAAATGGTAGTCTTACTCAATTTTTAAAATCTGAAGGTGATGGCTCGTTTTCTTGGGCAGTTCCTACTAATACAAATACTACATACACTCTTGATATTCAAGAAAACAATCCAGATGTTATAATAGGATTGAACCCAAGTAGTGGTTCTACTCAATGGTGGACTGTTGAAGGTAGTGATGGAATTGATATAACTACTGATGAAAGTACTAGAACTAGTTCATTTAGTATTCAGCCAAATACAATTACTGGAAGTATGATTGACAATGGTGCTGTAACTGGAACTCAATTATCTACATATGCAGTAAGCAGTTCTTCTAAGTTAAATAGTAATGTTGTAACAGAATCTAAAATAGCAAGTAATGCAGTAACACCAGCAAAAGCAAATCTTGGTTGGCATACACAAACAAAAATATTTGTAACTCCAAGCGAATTTGTTGTAAACGATGACAATCAATATGGTAACCTTGCTATGGTAGACAGTGGTGGTCAAGCAAAGGTTATGTATAATTATCTTGAAGCCTATGCAAATATTATAATACCCAGTGGGTACAAAGTAACTCATTTTCGAGTTAATGGGACTGCAAGTGTAGGTATAACTGCTAGTTACTCTACTATTGGTGTAGGAACTACAACATCTTGTCAACCACCAACAAGCATTTATACAAACACTTTATACTCTACAAGCCCTAGTTCGGGTATTACAGCAGATGACACAAATGGTAGGTATTTTATACTGGGATGGCATCCTTCAACTGTCTCTCAATATCTTTATGGAGCGTATTTAACAATAGCGAAAATATAAAATGGCAAAAGAAAAATTAACAAACTCAAACTTATTAAACCTAACCAGTAAGCCAACGACTTATAAAACTAAGGCTAAATTGGCTCATATGTACAAAGCAGATGATACTATAATGTCATCTACTGAAGACCCTATTTCAAATAACCTAATTGATGTTATAGAAGAATTAAGAGGTGACCTTAATAAACTACATGATGATGTCCATCATATGTATAAAATGGTATTTAATGCTTTTGGTTCTGCTGAATCAGAACAATGGTCATCACAAGGAGCCACTGGGGCAAAAGGTGCCACTGGTGCAACTGGCCCCACTGGGCCACAAGGTGCTACTGGTGCAAAAGGTAGTACAGGAAGTGCTGGTAGCAATGGTTCAAATGGTTCTCCTGGGGCAAAAGGCGACAAAGGCGATACTGGTAATACAGGCCCCCAAGGCCCCAAAGGTGATTCTGGGACAAATGGTATAAATGGTTCTGCTGGAGCAAAGGGAGATAAAGGTGATACTGGGGCAACTGGAAGTGCTGGTGCAAAAGGTGATAAAGGTGACCCTGGAACGAATGGTTCAAATGGCTCTGCTGGGGCTAAGGGAGATACTGGTGCTACTGGGCCACAGGGCCCTACAGGAAGTGCTGGAGCCAAAGGAGATAAAGGGGATACTGGAAATACAGGGGCAACAGGAAGTGCTGGAGCGAATGGTACAAATGGTACAAATGGCTCAGATGGTAACAGTCATCTTTCTGATATAAAATCATTTTCAGTAAGCAAAGGAAATGCTCAGATTGAATGGAAAGGTACTAAATACCAATTCGCAGTTAAATCGTAGAGACTCCCTATACAAAGAGTAGAAATTTAAGGTAACTAAAAGGAATATTATGGCTAAACGTAAAACACAAAAAGGAAACGATATAGTCACGATTGATGGAAAAAATTACAACTGGAGTAAACTACCAGATGAAGTCAAAAGTGGATTAAATCATGTTTCTGATTTGGATAAAAAAATTCAACAGGGACAGTTTAATATAGAGCAATTGATAGGTGGTAGAACATTCTGGATGTCTAAAGTTAATCAAGACTTAAAGAATGAAACCAAAGACAGCACGAAGCCTTAGAGGAGAAGTAATTGATGATAATTATGTTTTATCATTAAATCTTAAATGGCTTGTACAATTATTTTTTGCATTAGCATCGTTAGTCTATGCATGGTGGCAAATAGAAAATCGCATATCCCTTTTAGAGAAAGAGTCTGTAGTATCAAATGAAAAGATTGAAGGACTTCTCGAAAAACATATTCACGAAGAAACTCAAGCACGTGTTGAACTCGAGGAGAAACTTAAATTTTACGAGAAGGAGTTTAACATTAACCCACTTAGTTGGGGACGTAAAAAGAGGGGTAAGAAATAGTGGATTTTTTAGCAGTTTATTCAGAGGCTGGGATGATTGGGGTCGTAGGGGCAATGTTTGTCTTTATGGTATACTCAATGAACAAAAGGGGTAATGAACAAGCAGAGTCTTTAAGGAATTTGCAAGTGGAAAACAAAGGGCAGAGTGAAACTTTAGAAAATATGGAAGGAATGATAATCAAATTAATCGGGAGATGGAATCAGTCAGATGACAAACTTGATAGAAAATTTGATTCATTAAATAAAGAGATAAACGATTTAGATAATCAAGTGTCTGAGATAAAAGGCAGTCTACGAAACAAATAACAAAGATTACTCATGGTACCACAAAAAGACGATATACTGGCCTTGCTAGTAAAATTTGATGAAAGACAACGTACAATATTTAAAACGCTAACAAGAGTAGAAAATCATTTGGCTAAACTTAATAGCAAAGTTGCAGAACACGAGAGAACATTAATTGAATTAAGGACAATAGGTACTGTAGCAGTACTTATTATCCCAGTTATTGTTAGTTATGTAATGAGATACTTTAATTAAAAGGGAATCGTAATATGGAATTAATAGTAGATAATTGGGAATATGCACTTATTGTTATACTTAGTATAGACAAAGCAGTTGCTCTAAGCCCATCTACATGGGATGATTTAATTTGGTCATCTATTAAAAAAGCAATATTAAAGGCTACAGGAAAGGATAAATAACTATGAGTATGTTATCAGCATATATTAAAAAGCAAGTAAAGAAAAGAGGTGCGAAAGCATTTATTATAAAAGTAATTGATTTAATCGTTAAGGCTACTCCATCAAAAAAAGATGACGCAATGGTTGCTAAGATAAAAGACGCAATGAAGGATTTTGAGTAAATGCCTAGATTAGGTAAACGTAGTAAATCAAGACTTAAAGGTGTTGACCCTAGATTGGTTGACCTCTTGCATGAAGTTTGTAAATACTTTGACATTACAGTAATTGAAGGGTTACGTAGCCAGAAGAGACAAGATGAACTTGTGGAGCAAGGCAAAAGCAAAACTAAATTTGGAAAGCACGTTGCTGGGAGGGCTGTTGACATTTGCCCTTATCCTATTGATTGGGATGCACGTGATGATTTTCATTATTTGGGTGGTTTCGTCTTGGGTATCGCATCTCAATTAGGCTATAATGTTCGTTGGGGAGGAGACTGGTCGTCTTCTTCGCTAAAACAAGAGCAACGTACTACTAAAGATAATAATTTTGACGACTTAGTACATTTTGAAATACTGGATTAATCGTGGGCATAAACGAGGAATCATATGCATATAAAAGAAAGAGTGGTAGTCTTTCCAGACATCCACTTTCCAAATCACGATGAGAAGGCATTTAAATGTGCTTTAAACGTAATAGCAGAAATAGAACCAACAGCATTTTTATTATTAGGAGATACAGTTGATGGCGAATCCGTCAGTCACTGGCAATGGCGAAAGAAAAAGCGTCCTCCGTTGGAATACCAATTACCTTTCATTGACGAAGAGATTAAGCAAGGTAATACAGGGCTCGATAGAATTGATGAAGCGTTGGACAAAGTGGGATGTACAAAAAAAGCATTTACCCAAGGAAATCACGAAAAGTGGTTCGACTATTTCGTTGACGAAAACCCCTACCTCGAAGATTACCATTCAAAAAAAGCCTTTAAATTCAAGGAGCGTGGATATAAGTGGGCTGACTATGGTAAACTCATTAAAGTTTTCGGAAGCAAGTTATACGCTTATCACGGAGGACACTACATGGGAATTGCCCATGCAAGAACTCACGCCTTACAAATGGGATGCAACGTCATCTATGGGCACACTCACGACTCCCAAAAAAGTGTCGTCACGCACATCCAAGGAGCCCATATGGCATATTCAATGGGATGCTTAGCAGATATGAACAAAGACTATTTACGTGGAAGACCTACTAACTGGAGTCATAATGTGGGATTGGTTGATATATATTCTAATAACAATTTCAACCTTATGGCACTTGACATTGTTAATGGTGTCACTTCTTACGGAGGAAAATTAATACGTGGCTAAATTAGTCGAAACGATTAATGATTTTAGTGGTGGAGTAGTCAAAGGGTACTCTGCTGAAAGATTAAAGAATAATCAATTACAAGAATGTAACAATTTCGTATCAGATGGTGTGGGAACATTGCAAGGTGTTCCAACGCAAGAATCTGCATCTACCTTAGATATATCAGCAGATTTCCCTTCGTGGGCGTCGAAAAACATACACGCTTGGAGTACCGATACTAATTTAGTTACTTCTGGAGCAAGTCAATATTCTTCTACGCCAAGTGTTAATGTAGTAGACGCTTCTATACGAGCAAGAGTTATCTTTTATATGTCAATGATGGATTCAGATTCTGATGGTCGAGTAACTTTAGTTGATACTCTTAGAGAAGGTAGTGTTCCTGTGTTTAGCAATTACTTGGCTAGTACTAATTATATCTTTGATAAAAATGGAGGGCATCCAAATAGAATACATGGCTTATCTGTAAAAATATGGGAAAGAGAGATTCACGCTAATAATACTAATACGACTCATTCTTACAAAACAGACCATATAAATTGGGTATGGAATACTCATGCTGAGATGGAATCTTTTATAGGGGCTGAAGGCTCATCCAGATTTGGTGTTTCATTTAATGATGTAGAACCTACTAGCCCACCAGACCATTCAAATAATTACGATGATTTTAATTGGACTCAAACAAACAGTGGAGATAATTCTACTCCAGATAGTAATTATAATAGTGGTAATTATATGATAACTGCTATTAAAGCGTCAGAGTTTTACGATACTACTTGGCCTGGCCCCGATACTACATTTCAACCTTATGTCTACAGAAGCATGATGACCTTTGACCATTATGGCACTGTATCTATGCATTTACACGTATATGGCAATGAAGAAAGAATGGCACCAAGTAGTGGAAACTTGACTATCAACAGTCAATCTATTCCTAGAAAAAACTTAAATAGTAGTTCAAGACAATCAAACAACATGGGAGGGCAAACGTTTAAATTCCTCCATACAGATGTTGAAGAAGATTATTCAACATTTGGAGTACAGTTAGGTCAGTATTCTAAGTGGGCTTACAATTTTGAAATAAACTCACCAACAAATACTGCTACGTATACGCTATCTATAGATTTATATACAAATGTTGCACAAACAACTAAAACAACTGTCACTGCTACAATTGATAGTGAATTAGGTCAATCAGCCTTAAATATTTCAATATCGCTAGTAAATCAATTAGTACAAAAAGTACAAGATACGTTGCCTCAACATAGTATTAACATTGAAAGAATAGACAGTAGAACAATGCATATCTTTCAAGATGAAAATACGCCAACTGCGTATGGATTTGAAGACCTTACATCAACAGTTACTAATGCAAGTTCAGCAAATATAGGCGATTTAACAAGTGGTCAATCATTTCAAAACTTAATTGCAATTTCAAATCTGAATACCCAAACTTCAATTTATTCTATAGAAAACGATAATTGGCTTGATTACAGTATTGATTTAAGGTCAAATACGAGTCAAGCATTAGATTGCAAGTTAAACTACACAGATGCAGAAGGGTATTTAAAAGTATCAGATGCAGATTTTCATGCTGGAACACAGCCAAAATGGTTTGGATATTTAAATTTAAACAATCACGTATATCTTGATAATACATTCACAGCAGATGGGGAATTTTACGCAAGTGAGTTAAGCCCTGTCCCTTACATATCAACACCTTCAAGTGGTGTTCATAATGGTGATTATTCTCATCATGTATCTAAAAAGAACAATCTGTTTAGAACGCAAGAAGTAAACGATGATATATTCCCAGTACATTGTAATTCTACTGGAGGGGATGCTCCTCAGCATACTGGATTAAAATTAGTTGTAGACTTTATTGACGGAACTCATGCTAGTCATTCTAAAATGGATGGATTATTTATGAAAGATGAAGTCATAGAATTTTATTACACATATACATATTATGGTGGAGCAATATCAGAACCTCAAGCATTTAAAAATAACGCTGGTAATACTATAAGTTTTAAGCCAGGGGATGATAATGCAAGTTTAGGTCTTATGGTAAAAATGGGTGCTAAAATGATAACTGGTGATGGTACTGGTTTACACAACACTCGCCTTAAGTCAATTGAAATATGGGGAAGATTTACAAAATATGACTCTGTTAATATTTACCAGTTAGCCGAACTGGATTTAATTAAAGGATGGAAAAGTTCAGCAACAGGAGTGTGGAAAAACTTTTTTACAGCACAAAATAACGGAATACAGGCTTACACTACAGGAAATCCTAATACAACTAGTGGTTCTGCTAAAGATTATATTATTTACAAAGCATTCCCTCCTATATCGTTCTTTAGTAAGTATGGTATTAAATGGGACAATCCTATTGGTTGGGGACAAGGTTCTGGGTGGAAAACTGCTTGTGTCTTTAATAGAAGAGCATACTATGGCAATGTTAGAATAAAAAATAAAGATGGAACACTTACTTATTTTCCAGATGGTATAGTTAAAAGCCCTGTAGGTATGTACGATTCAGTTAGTATAGATAATTTAATAGAAGCCACTATTAATGACGGAGATGAAGTGACTTGTTTAAGGGTTGCTGGGAATAAGTTATGTCAGTTTAAAGAAAACTCATTAACTATTATGGGAGTAAAGACATTAGAGAATGGTCAGTCTACTGAAATAATAGAACAAACAATTAATCATTGTGGGGTATCTGGTGACAATCAAGTTACAAGTACACCTTATGGTATTATGTGGGTAAGTAGAAGTGGGTTATGGATATATAATGGCACTGAAGTGCGAAAACTTACAGAGAACTTAGAAGGTAGTACTATTTCTAAGCAAAATTGGGAAAATTATTATACTGCAAGAACGCATATTGGATATGACGCATACTGGAACCAAGCACACATATGTCAAGATACTCAGAATAACCCTAAAACGCTCATATATAACTTTAATACGAGAGGTTTTAGTGAGAGTGATAAGTTATATGCCTCCACTCAAAAAACAGGCTTTGTGAACAATCCAGAGGGTCATTTGTTATGGGCTCAACATGGTACAGGAACAGGCAGTCAGTCTCAAGATAATAATAGCAATAACCCTCAAGGAAAAGATAAATCAGTAGCACAAGAACAATTTGACGCAACAAACTGGGAACCAAACTACAGTCAATAAGGAGTAAATAATGCCATTTCCATTTCATTGTATAGAGTGTGATAAAATAATTGAACAAGCATTTAATGGTGTTTGTGATGATTGTCAAGAAGATGTAAACAGAGAAAAAGAAAGTAATGCCTAACCTAGTTATCAAAAAATCGTCTAAGTCACGACAAGGTTTTACTGTTGGTAGTGAAATAATCACAAAGCAGTTTGATTTAGGTGACCCAACAATGTTTAAAAAGTATAGTCAATGTTCTGTTACGTATGAATTAAAAGGAACTGGAATATCGCCTATTAAAGTAGAATACAAAATTGATAACCAAGCATCGTGGGTTCCTTTTAAAAGTGAATTTAAAAACGAATATGGAGTAGAAGGCTGGTTAAAAAAGACTAGTGGAGTAGCAAAAACTGCTCAATTTAAGTTTAAACAAAATTCAAGAGGACGCAAACTAGCGTTAAGATTTGTATACAACAACACAAGTGGAACATATAGCATATCGAATGTGGCTAATGATTTCAAATTAATAGACGTATCGTATACGTTTAGAAGTTTAAAGAGGGATTAACATGAGTGAACCGAATTGGAGCAGTGGCTCAAACTATCAAAACAACAGAAGTGCAGTAGACGAATATTGGAATGATAGAAATAAAAGAGAACAGAGAAGGGATACAGGATTAACAAACTTAGTTAAAGGGTACAATGTATTTAAAACTGGGTTGCAACAAACTGAATATGGTAATACTGGAATAGATGTAGCAAGAAAATATAGTGTTATGGACGATGTTGAATGGACAGATAGAATGGTTGGTGATAATTTGATAAAAGGAGAAGTACCAGAATGGCTTAGAGCACAGCACACAAAAGATACTTTATCCGTATTAGCAGATGGCACTAAGGTTGCAGATAAAGGATTTATGAAAGGTGGAGATACATTATTTGCTACTGGAAAACAAGGTATAACTCCAGATGCTAGAGTAAGTGATGTTCAACAATTAGGAAAAACTGCAACTGAAATGGGAACTGCCGAGGCTACAAAAGTTGGATTAAAAGAAATGGGAACGTCAGTAGCAAGTAATCCATACGCTATGGTTGCATTATTAATTGCTGGACTTGCTGGTGGTGCTAATAAGAAAGGTTCTACATTAAATAGGTGGCTTAAATGAGTCTTAAAAGTAAAGGAAGATTTGGGGATACAGAAACTAGAAAAGTAGGTGGTTTGTTATCTCATGTAACAAAAGCAGAAGCAGATATAATTGACAAATACGGCAAAGAAGGTCAAGCATTAGTACAGCAATTTGGTTCTGGTACAATAAATCCAAAAACTGGAATGCCCGAATACTTTTTAAAGCAGTTTCTTCGTAATCCTCTTGGAAAAAAGTTTGGTAAATCTGGTTGGGGAAAATTCTGGGACACCCATATTGGACGTAAAGGGCTTTTTGGTGAAGCACTTGAATTTGTAGGGTTAGGAGATAGTGGTACTACTAGCGATAGAAAAGGTAGAGTAAAACGTCGTATTAATGAAATGAAAACTGAATCTACTGATTTGTATAACAAGCAAATAGAAAACATTGATATGGACGCTATAAATAATATATATGGTCAAAATTCAATAACGCAAAGTAGAATGAATAAAGTACCTCAAGGCAACCTTGCTACGAATAACTCTAGGGGAAACTTTATTGATAATATTATTTCAAACAATATTCGTAACCAAAACAAAGTTATTAATGACAGTATAGGTAAAAAACTTGATAAAGAACAAACCTACAATTTAGAACAAGCAAAGTATGATGCTGAAAAAGATGCACTGGATGCATAGGAGATAATAAAATGGCAGATAAAGGAAACTTAATAGGGAAGATTTTAGACCACATGGGTAGTAATCAACAGATACAAGGTAAGTATGCCCATGATAAACAAATGAAGACCATGGATGCTGTGTTGATGAACAATGCACGAGATGATGCAAATATGTATAAAATAGAGATGGAGAATCAGACGACTCAAAGATTAAAAGACCAACAAGACCATCAAGCAAATATTCAAAAAATAATGAATGATTCAAAATTAGCCCAAGATAAAATCAATAAAGAATGGCAATTGCAATTTGAGGAGTTAAAGCAGACTAAAAAGGCTGAATACGATAACTCTATGCTGATAAAAGAAGCATTGTTACCTTATCAAATGCAACAACAAATGGCTCCCCTTCCAGACCCGAATTTTGTATACGATGACATAGCAGTTTCTATAGGTTCTGGAGAAAGAGAAACAGGGGGATTTCTTAATCCATTGATGGATTCT